GACTTCTTAACCGTAATTTCCAATTCGTTTGAATTTATGTACTTTTTCAATGCCGTTCTGTCCATACCGTCAAACTCATCGCCTTCACCGTTGTCTTCTTTCTCATCTTCAACTTCATCTTCTTCCTCGTCATCTGACTCGTCTTCGGGTTCTTCAACTTTCTTTTTTGCTGGTTTTTCAACTGTCTTGCTTGCTTTCTTTGTAGGCTTCTTTTCCTCTTCGTCTTCAGCGTCGTACTGTGCACGAATTTCTTCCAAGTGTTCAACCCATTCATCATCGTCAAACAAGTCAATTTCATTTTCCTCGTCGAAACATTGCAAACCTTCCAAGGCACGTTCAAACTGCTTCAATCCGTAACAATTTGTGTACATTTCGGCAATAGGTGTGAGTTTCATAAAGTACTCGATTTCCTCGTCTGTAAGCGGACGTGCTTTAACTTTCTTTGGAAATGCCACGTCATAATAGTTCTCACCTTTCTTCTTGTTCGGTTGCTTATTGTAACTTACCAAGATTGGCAAGCCTTCATCTGGGTCTGTGAAAGGGTCAACTTCAATAGGTTCATCATCGCCTTCGTTGTAAGACAACTTGTTTAACGCATCACGAACCATCTTCTTGAATTCCCAAATCTTTGCCTTCAAAGGTTCTTCATCAACCATACGGTCAGCATAGCACAACCAACTGTAAGTAGGATTCAAACTCTGACTTTGCATTCCCGTACCACACAATGCTTCCAACTTTTCTTTGTCGTTACCGACTTTCTTCTTTGCATATTTAACATATTCTGTGACGATGTCCATCTTTGTACCACCGTGTACAATAGAATCCAACACATGACCACGATGAATTTCACCGTCATCACCACGGAAAGGCAACCAATAGCATTTCTTTGCTTGATAGAAATCCTCAATTCCCGGATGTGCTGGGAAGATACGGATTTTAATTGTTTTGCCGTCTTCCAAGTTAAGATACTCGTTCTTTTCAGAACTTCCCAACATTGCATTGTCGGAATCAATACGCTTTTGCAACTGTTTAATTGACGTCGCTTTTAATTGCGACCGAAATTTTGATACTTCGCTCATAACATTATACATTTATTTAATTAAACCTTTCTTTTGCTTGATAAGTACACCATTCACTCTACCTTCAATTTCAGATTCTGTGACGTCGCCCTGCTGTAACGTAAGTGAAAGTTTGTCCAACTTACTACTTTTGTCCTTTGCCGACCAAAATACAGACTGAATGTAGTCACGATTCTTTTGAACTTCAATGTGCTTCTTCCGCATCGCTTGATACGTTTTATCTAATAACACTGCGTTATTGAGAGCGTCCACCGTTGGATTCTTACCGCCATTTACCTCTTGCAATTCTGCCTTAAGACGCTCCTTCAACTTTGCTTCTGTTATCTCCAAATTGAGTTTCACCTCAGCAACCTTACTTTCTGCCTCAGCAAGTAAATTGCCAAAACGATTGACAAAAATGGGAAACGTGACCATCTCTCCAACGAGATTGCTGTGGTCAATACGTAACAGATTGTCAATGTCCATTTCCTCATCAAAGTCATCAAACTGTAATTGATAAACCTTGTCACCGATTGTAATATTCTTTCTCATATCAATTCTTTCTTAATAACATACTTATAAACTCTGCTATATTTTCACCGTCTTCACATCCACGGCAAAGCAACTTGTAAGCAAAATCTTCGCTACCGTTTACAGTCTTTTCGCTTATCTGTCCTGCTTCTTCAACTGACACATTACTGTAATTACAGAACACAATGTTCAACTCTACAGAATGCCCCTCATCTCTAAGATAACATGCTGTCTTAATTAAGTATTGTGCCTCCAATTCATACCGTAACGACGACGCAATAACACAAACCTCTGATACGGAATCGCAACGTTTTTCATTGACGAATCCCATTATTCGTCTCTTCATATTTTGCGCAAACACGTCAACCCCCATCCACTGCTTCATAAGGTCACCGACATTCAGCAGTATCTGACGACCACTTATTGCAATGATTGGTTTCTCATCGTCTGGTACGCAGGTTCTGAATTCACAGTTCTTCCACAATGCGTATTCCTTACTCTCTGCTGTTGGTGTGTTACAACCGTATATCTTCGCCACTGCTTCACGAATCGGGTCGCTGAAATCAAGCATAGTGTATTCCACACCACTTTCTTCACACAACTGTTTCTGAAGGTTTGCTCTGTAAGTCTTGCCTCCGCCTATCACACCAACGTATGAATAAATCTTAACTTTCATTTTCTAAATGTCTTTAATGATTCAATCAACTTATTCAACACTGCTTCTTCTCCGCCCATCATAGCAACAAAATCCTTCACGCTCTCACAGCATCGTTGCATATTCGTAACCATCATAGGTATCACGTCATTCAGAGAAGTGTTGCCTAACGACTGTTCACGCTTTATGAAGTACGACATTGCCATCCAATCGCACAGTTTCACGATTGAATACACACCAAAGTCTGCTGCCTTGTCAAGAAACATCGAAGAACCAATCACGCTCTTCAAACCAAAATCTTCCGTTGCTGCGGCA